GGACTTATCTTTGCAATGAGAAGTAGATATACTTCTGCAACTGGTGGTGAGGCTTTATTTGATGAAGCTGATACTGAATTCTCAGCAAGAAATGCTGCAGGAACTTCAACTGCCGGTCAAACTGCTGATCCAGCACAAGTAGGAACTAACCCTGCTATCCTAAACGATAGTCCGGCTGGCGCTTACAACAAGTTAGAAGGTATGGCTACGGCTACTGCTGAAGCACTTGGTGATGCATCAGGAAACGCATTTGCTGAAATGGCTTTCTCAATTGAGAAAACTACAGTAACTGCTAGATCAAGAGCTCTTAAAGCTGAATACACAATGGAACTTGCTCAAGACTTAAAAGCAATCCATGGTTTAGACGCTGAAACTGAACTTGCAAACATTCTATCTGCTGAGATCCTTGCGGAAATCAACAGAGAAGTTGTAAGAACTGTTTACATCAATGCTGAAGTAGGCGCTGGTGCTAACACTACTGCTGCTGGTATCTTTGATTTAGATACTGACTCAAACGGTAGATGGTCAGTTGAGAAATTCAAAGGACTTATGTTTCAAGTAGAAAGAGAAGCAAACGTTATCGCACAGAGAACAAGAAGAGGAAAAGGTAACATGATTATCTGTTCTTCAGATGTTGCCTCTGCGTTACAAATGGCTGGTGTATTAGATTACGCTCCTGCTCTTAACACAACAACCTAAACGTTGATGATACTGGTAATACTTTTGCTGGTGTTTTTAATGGTAGATTTAAAGTGTACATTGATCCATACAGTGCAAACAATGCTGCGAAGCATTACTTTGTAGTTGGATACAAAGGTACATCACCATATGACGCTGGTTTATTCTATTGTCCATATGTACCTCTACAAATGGTAAGAGCCGTTGGCCAAGATACGTTCCAACCAAAAATTGGTTTCAAAACTAGATACGGTCTAGTAGCAAACCCATTTGCGGAAACTGGAGCTGCTTCAGGCGCAGTTAGTGGTGTTACAGATGCTGGTTCAGCAAATGCTAACAGATACTACAGACGTGTTCAAATTGCGAACTTAATGTAATATTTAAGTTTACTAATTAAAGAGGGCGCTTCGGCGCCCTTTTTTTTGCCTTTCTTATAAATACTTACATGAAAAAGATATTAACTCAATACCTATGGATATTTGTAACAATATTTTTGTTGTTAAATTTAACAATTACTATAACACCTAAAAAAAATTCACTAGACAAAATGTTTAATATGATTGAAGATGTAGAACAAAAGAAGAAGATACTCACTCAAACAGAGAGAGAATTAGAGAAACTAGCCACAGAAAGAGATTGGGAACAGGTGGATAAGGACACGACTAAATAGTATTATGACAACTTTAAATGCGATAGATAGACAACCTACAAAATTAGATTACGCTAGTCCTACGCAGTTTAAGTTTAGTATTCTTAAATTACCTAAAGTAGAATACTTTTGTACTGCCGTAAATATACCTGGTGTTAATCTAGGTGAAACAACACAAGCAACACCTTTAAAGAAGATACCTATACCTGGTGATACACTAGTTTATGAACCATTACAAATGACGTTCTTGGTAGATGAAAATTTAGAGAACTTCCAAGAGATACATGGTTGGTTAGTTGGTTTAGGTTTTCCGAGAGATAACAAAGAATTTAGAAATTTACTAGCATCAGGTAATGATAGATTTCCTACAAGAAATACATCTAACATTTCTACTGAAGCTGGTAAAACGAAGTACGCTGCGGCAGATGCTGGTCCAACACTATCTGACGCTACTCTAACTGTACTTTCAAGTAAAAACAACTCACAAGTTGAGATACGATTTAGAGATATGTATCCAACTGGACTAACTGGATTACAATATAATCAACAAGCCGCTGATATAGATTATCTAACTGCGACTGTATCATTTAGTTATTTAATATATGACTTTGCGAACATAGGGTCATCTACAACAACAGTAACATCATCTTAAACTTAAAATAAGTTTTTAGTGGGTTACTATATATTATGGAGATATTATGGATTTAGAACAATTACAAGACTTGGCTGACAAGAAACTAAAGATTAACGATATAGAATTAGATTTAGAATCGTTAAAAACACCTCAATTACACAATGAGTTTATGAAACACTTAACAAAGTTTAAGTTGTTATTAAGTAAAGCTCAGGTAGAATACTACACACAAAGAAAACAAAAGTGGGAATACTATACAGGTAAAGCGCCACAAGAAGTATATGCTCTTAAACCTTTCAACTTAAAGTTATTAAAGACAGATGTTGATAAGTACCTAGATGCTGATCCTGAATTAGCCAAGTATAAACAAAAAGTAGATTACATTCAAACAGTTATAGATTTTTTAGACAGAACAATCAAACAAATATCTAATCGTGGTTTTCAAATAAAGAACGCAATTGACTGGCGTAAGTTTACATCTGGCGCAATCTAATGTTTTTGAATACACCATATTATATTAAAGAAGAAGCGTTTTCTAAATCGTTTTGTGAAGGAGTAATTACACAAGGAGATAACCAAGAGAAGACAGAGGCAGTTATTGCTGATGGTGATAACAATAATAGAAAGTCAAATATTACTTGGTTAAAGAACGACAACCTTACAGAACAACTAACACTTATTGTTAATGAAGTAAACACAAATACTGATTGGAACTTTCTATTAAAAGAGTTTGAACCATTACAATATTCAGTTTATAATATAGACGATCATTATGATTGGCATATTGATAGCCATAGTAGAACATATGATAATGGTCTTATTAGAAAATTAAGTTTTACATTATTTTTAAACGAAGATTACGAGGGTGGTGATTTTAGAATATGTGAACCACACCCTAACCCATTAAAACATTCAGAACAATTATTTAAACCTAAAACAGGATCAATGGTTATCTTTCCTAGTCATAAATGGCACAAGGTAGATAAAGTCACAAGTGGCATTAGAAAGACATTGGTTGGTTGGTTTGTAGGAACACCTTTTGTATAATGACAACAACTAGATACATAATCATAGATAAAGTAAACGAAGTATATCTAAAGATAGAAGCTGAGGCTGATATTCGTAGAGAACTTGGTGAGTATTTTACATTTGAAGTACCAGGTTATAAGTTTATGCCAGCATATCAGAATAGAGTTTGGGACGGCAAGATCAGATTATTCTCTTATGCAACTGGTAAGATATATGCTGGTCTCTATCTTTATATAAAGAATTGGTGTAAAGAAAACAATATACATGTAGTTGATGGAACAAAGATTAAAGAGAAGACAGTTGATGATAGTAAGATTGATGAACTAATCAAAGCTCTTAAACTACCATATGAAGTTAGAGATTATCAAAGAGAAGCTTTTAAGTATTCTGTTGAGAAAGATAGATGTTTATTAGTATCTCCTACAGCCAGTGGTAAATCTCTCATAATCTATCTTATGTTAATATATAATCTATTACGACTTAAAGATACTAAACAAGACAAGATCCTTGTTATAGTGCCCACTACATCGCTTGTAGAGCAGTTATTTAAAGACTTTAAGGACTATGGTTATAATAGTGAAAGAAATGTACATAGGATATATTCTGGACATGAAAAAGAAACTAATAAGAGAGTTATCATATCCACTTGGCAGTCTGTATATAATTTACCAAAGAAATGGTCTAATCAATTTGGTATGATTATCGGTGATGAAGCTCATCTATTCAAAGCTGTATCACTTACAAAATTAATGACAAAATTAGAAAAGACCAAATACCGAGTTGGGTTAACAGGAACTTTAGATGGAAGTAAAACACACAAATTAGTATTAGAGGGTTTGTTTGGTGCTGTGAATAAAGTAGTATCAACAAGTGAGTTAATAGAAAAGGGTAAACTAGCACAACTAAAAATTATGTGTTTAGTATTACAACATGATCAAACTGCTAGACACTTTTTAAAAGATAAGACTTACCAAGAAGAAATGGATTACTTGGTGTCAAATGAGAAAAGAAATAAATATATAAGAAACTTGGCGACTTCACTAAATGGTAACACACTATGCCTATTTCAATATGTAGAAAAACACGGAAAGAACTTATATGAATCTATACGAGAACGAGCAACAGACAAACAAGTCTTCTATGTCCACGGAGGAGTTGACACAGAACAAAGAGAAAAGATTAGAGAGATTACCGAGAAATCTGACAACGCCATTATTGTTGCTAGTTACGGCACTTTTTCAACCGGAATTAATATACGGAATTTGCATAACATTATTTTTGCTAGTCCTTCTAAATCTAGGATAAGAAATCTGCAGAGTATTGGTAGAGGATTAAGACTTAAAGATGATAATGGCACAGCAACGCTGTATGATTTATCTGATGACATTAGTTACAATGGTAAAGAGAACTATACAT